AGATCAAAGAGCAGGTAGTAGAAGGCGCTGATCGCTTTTACCTAAAGCTCGCTGAGATGGGTTACAAGGTCAGCAAAGAGCTAGCCATTGACTGCTTAGTGCAAGTAGCAAACGAAAACCTCTACGATCCAGTCCGCGAATACCTTGAATGGTGCGCTAATACCACCGCGCCTACATACATCGATCGCCTATCCACCGCATACCTACGCCCTGGTGATGAGGCCCAATCAGAGCCCACTATCTACGATGAGATGCTAAAGCGCACCCTCATCGGTGCTGTAGCGCGTGCCTTTAACCCTGGCTGTAAGCATGACACCGCTTGCGTCATCATGGGTGATCAAGGTGCTTACAAGTCCAGCTTCTGGCAGTGCTTAGGTGGTCCATTCTTCAGTGATGCCTTAGGTGACATCACAACCAAAGACGACATCATGGTGCTCCATCGTTCATGGATGATGGAATGGGCTGAACTAGACCACATCACCAATCGCAAGCACGCTGGACAGGTAAAGGCATTCCTATCGCAAGCTGTAGACCTACTCCGCGTGCCATATGGGAAGGCTGTTGAATCATTCCCAAGGCGTGGCATCATTGTCGGCACAACCAACAAAACCACCGGTTTTTTGGTGGATGAAACCGGAAACCGCCGCTTCTGGGTTATCCCGACCACTAAGACGCAGCAGGACCAGATTGATACCGCTTCGCTGATGCTTGAGCGCGATGCGATTTGGTCCGCTGTTGTACATGCCTACAGGGCAGGTGAAACCAACCGGTTGCCTATTGAGATGGAAGTCAAGGTGACCGAAGAGAATGACAACTACGTCATTGACTCACCGTGGCGTAGTGCCATTGAGGAATACCTTGCCCGCAGGCGTTCTAGTGATGTGCTCACGATTGAGGACGTTCTTATTCACGGAATCAAAAAACCACTGGACCGGAAAAACCGCTCGGACCAGATGCAGGTGGCCGCGATTCTCAAGGATCTTGGGTTGGTCCGCAAACGAGAGGCAACAGGCAAGAGACGTTGGCACTACGCCCCGTCCTAAGTGGGTGCGGACGGCGAGATTCCCTGCAGTGACTGGGTTTTAAGCCGTCCTATCCCCGTCTGGTCCTACATAGGGTTTAAGAGTTTCCTAATCCCCCTCCCCCTCCCCCTCTTTATCCTATTTTATTAAGAGGTTAGGACGGTAGGACGGTAGGACAAACCCAGTGGTTGCAAGGCGTCTCACCGTCCGAACCCCTGAAATGCGGTTAGGACGCCGCTTTTTTGCTTACGCTCAGCACTCACACATGGACCAAATGCAAGAAACCAAAGTCCGTTTCCAGCCTGAAGACCTCGCTGCCTTGGATCAGCAAGCGGCAGCGTTAGGCACCAGCCGCGCGCAGCTCATCCGCGATCGTGCCTTGACCAGTGGGGTTGCACGGTTGACCACAGCCGACTACCATCGCCTCGTGTCTGGGGCTGCTGCGCACATGCGTGGTGACCTGTCCCACCGGCACGTGGAGCATCTCGTTGCGTATGTCATCACAAGACTCGATCAACATTCCCGCCAAGCAGTCGCCGGTGATCAACCGGCTGTCTGACACCATCACCCAGGCTTACGCCTACGCTCGCGCCATCCGCGACAACGCACAAGACGACAGCCAGCCAATCCCTCTGGAATTGGTCATGTCGTTTCAGGCTGATTTCGACAATCTCATCCAAATCCTTTCCGAAGCTGCTGCACAATGAAATTCACTTGCTCACAGTCCGACTTGTCCCATGCCCTACGCGCTGTATCCCGCGCTGTAGGCACCGGACGCTCTGGCCATCCGATCCTTGCCGGTGTACTGCTAGCCGCTGATGCAGGCACCGTCCGCGTTACCGCCTACGACTTGGACCTCGGCATCAGCACCGCCATCACGGCTGCAGTGGACACCACCGGCGCGTGCGTGGTGCCGCATCGCCTGCTAGCGGACATCACAGGCCGCCTGGACGCCTCAGAGGCGCTGTCACTGGCCGTGGACGGCACACGCGTCACGCTGACCGCTGCAGGCGGCTCCTACAGCCTCTCCGTGGCCTCTGCGGAGGATTTCCCTGCATTGCCCGTGGTGGATGCTGCTGCAGGCGCTGCTGTGGACCTCTCAGCGCCGTTGGCGGCGGTATTGCCTGCTGCAGCCACCGATGCGTCCAAGCAGCTGTTGACCGGCGTGCATCTCGTCATCGCAGGTGGTGCCATGCGCCTTGAGGCCACAGACGGTCATCGCCTTGCTGTCCGTACCGCCGACACCGATGCCGCAGATCTTGACATCGTGCTACCAGCGCGTACCCTGCAGCAAATCCGCCAGCCGGCCACCATCACTGCCGACAAGCATCAAGCCGCCATTGCCCTAGCCGATGGCACTCTTGTCGTCTCGCGGTTACTGGATGGCACCTACCCGAACGTGCAGCAGCTCATCCCTGCCAGCTATGAGCACACAGCTGTCGTAGACCGCCTTGCCATGCTGTCCGCCCTCGAGCGCGTTGCAGTCATTGCCGACAGCCACAACAGCGTGGTCAAACTCACCACTGCCGCCAACCGACTCACCATTGCTGCCGAAGCTGAGGCCAACAGCGGGTCTGAGTCCATTGCCATGGATGGCACCCTGCCAACCCTTGCCTTCAACGTGCATTACCTCATTGATGCGTTCAAGCATCTAAGCGGTGATACTGCTACCATCAGCGGCAACACCTCAACTACCCCTGTAGTATTTGAGCCTGGCCTTACACTGGTAATGCCAGTTCAGGTACGCTGATCACATGGCACGGTCAAAGACCAAAGAGAAAACCCACTACACTCACGAAGAGTTGTTGTGCATTTGGTCTGAACTGGCCGAGATAGTAGCTGCTGGCTCGAACGGCATATCCATTCCAAAGCTCATTATTGAAAAATGGGGGGTGTGCCGTCCGACCGCAGATAAGTGGTACGATTGCGCTAAGCAGTTGTTATATCAAACTTGGGATAAGTCAACATTGGCCGAAATGAAGGCCAAGCGATTACAAACGCTTGAGATGACCATTGAGCGCGGGATGCGCACCAATCAACTTGGCTCGGTTATTGGTGCTGTCCGCCTGCAAGCTGAAATGCTTGGACTTGTTGGCAAGTGAGCTGCATTGAATCTGATTTGCTTTTGCGATCAGCGTTGCAATTGGATGAATCCAACGAGCTTGATTTAGCCGAGCGCCTAGCTACCATCCGCAACGACCTGCACCCGGGGCAGCTTGCATTTGTAGATGACACTGCCACGCAGATCATTGGCATCAGCGCTGGCTACGGTGCTGGCAAGACCCGTGCGCTGTGCGCTAAGGCTGTAATGCTCGCCGCGGCCAATCAAGGTTTTATCGGCGCCGTGATGGAGCCCACGGGCCCGTTGATTCGTGATATCTGGCAGAACGACTTTGATGACTTCCTAGAGGCGTACGACATTCCGTACACGTTCAGGGCATCACCGCTGCCTGAGTACACGCTGCACCTGCCAGGCGGTGACACCAAGATCCTGTGCCGATCATTTGAAAACTGGTCACGCATCATTGGCCTCAACCTTGCATGGGTACTAGCCGATGAGATCGACACGGTGACGCCCAGCATTGCTAACAAGGCATTTCCTAAGATTCTCGGCCGCCTACGCGCTGGCAATGTCCGCCAGTTTGGCGCCGCTAGCACTCCAGAGGGATTCCGTTGGATGTGGAACACCTTTGGCAGTGAAGAGGCGCAAGGCCGCGAGGATCGCAAGCTGATCAAGATGCGGTCAGTGGATAACCCACACCTGCCGCCTGACTTCATCGAGCGCTTGCAGGCCAACTACGACCCGACCATGCTGCGGGCGTACCTAGACGGTGATTTCGTCAACCTCACCACTGGCACCATCTACGACCGCTTTGATCGTGTCAAGCATGTCACCACGCAACTGCCCAACCTTGACCGTGAACCCTTGCGGATTGGCGTTGACTTTAACGTTGGCAACATGTCGGCCATTATCGGCGTGCGCATCGCTGATCGGCTGTTAGTAATTGATGAGATTTCAGGCGCGCATGACACCGATGCACTTGCCCAGGAGATCAAGGCGCGTTATCCCGACCGGCGCATTTACGTCTACCCAGACGCCAGCGGCGGCAACCGCAGCACCAATGCAGCGCAGACAGACATCCAGATCCTTGAGTCGTATGGCATGTCTAACCAGTCACCGCGTGCTAATCCTCCCGTCCGTGATCGCGTGGCTGCTGTTCAAGCTTTGCTGGAAAATGGCAAAGGCCAAGTGAGGCTGCAAGTGTCAGAAACTTGCAAGCGGCTCATCGAATGCCTTGAGCTGCAGTGCTACACCGAAAAGGGCGACCCGGACAAGGATGCCGGCCATGACCACATGAACGATGCGCTTGGCTACCTGATCTGGCGTGAGTTCAACCCATTGCACGCAGGCGCTGGCCGAAGCACTGGCATTAGGCTATACTAAATCCGCCTTCTATTAACTACAGCTATGCTGATCGGCGCTGAACTACTGTCGAAAGTCAAAGAATCCGCTCACCTGAACAAGACCGAACTGGTCCGCGAGTGCGGCTACACCAAAGGTGACAAGCTTTGCTTTACTGCCTTTTACGAGGCGCTGTTAGAAGCTAAGGGTATCGCGCTGACCGGCTCCAAAAAGGCTGGCCGTACCCTTACCTACAAGACCAAGGTGCAGTTCAATGGCAAGCTATCCATTGGTGCTGGCTACGTTGCAGAGATGGGTTTCAACCCTGGCGATGAGTTTGAAATTAAGGTAAGCAAGAATAGCGTTACACTGACTGCAGCTTGATGTAGGACATGCAGACGGGTTTTAACTACTACGACCGGCCTACGGCAGAGCGTAAGGTCACCCGTGTGCAGGATGCAAATTCTGCGTGGTACGCGCAGGAAGCGCATTGGATCCTGATTGAAGACCTGTTGCAGGGCACTTACGGGATGCGTAAAAAGCATCGCCGTTACCTGCCGCAGGAGCCGCGCGAGCTAGACGAGTCTTACGACAACCGGCTAGCTCGTAGCGTGTGCCCACCGTATTACCAACGCCTAGAGCGGCTGCTAGCAGGGATGCTGACCCGCAAGCCGGTGCGGTTGATTGATACCAGCGACACCATCCGCGAGCAGCTGTTTGATGCAGACCTCCAAGGCAATGACCTAAACGTATGGACCTATGAGACTGCACGCAAGATGGTGCGGTACGGCCACGTTGGCACGCTGGTAGATGCACCTGCAGATGGCGGCAGGCCGTATTGGGTGACGTACACGCCACGCGATATCCTTGGCTGGCGCACGGAAGCAAAGGAAGGCAAGCAGCAGCTCACCATGCTGCGGTTGCAGGAGTTTGCCAGCGTGCCTGATGGCGAGTACGGCGAAAAAGTAGTGCAACAGGTGCGTGTGCTAACGCCTGGCGAGTACCAGATCCACCAGAAGGACGACAAGGGCGACTTTCGTATCATTGACGAGGGGCGTACCAGCTTGAGTGAGATTCCGTTTTCAGTTGCTTATTCCAACCGTGTTGCCTATCTAGAATCCAAGCCGCCATTGGAGGATATTGCAGAGCTAAACCTAAAGACCTATCAGATTCAATCCGACCTAGATAACCAGCTGCATATTTCTGCAGTGCCAATGCTGGCGTTTTACGGTTTCCCGTCTAGCGCTGAGGAAGTATCCGCTGGTCCCGGTGAGGCCATTGCATTTCCAGCCGAAGGCCGCGCAGAATACATCGAACCCGGTGGTACTAGCTTCCAATATCAATTCCAGCGGCTTGAGCAGCTTGCATTGCAGATCAACGAGCTGGGTCTATCGGCAGTCCTCGGCCAGAAGCTGACGGCTGAAACTGCAGAGGCAAAGCGCATCAACCGCAGTCAAGGTGACAGCACCATGATGGTGATTGCGCAAAATATGCAGGATATGATCGACAACTCACTGCAGTTCCATGCGCAGTACCTCGGCCAAAATGAGGCTGCCGGTAGCTGCCATGTCAATCGTGACTTTATGGGTACAAGGCTCGACCCACAAGAGATCTCAAGCCTGCTGCAGCTTTACACTGCTGGCACCATCACCCAAGAAACGCTCCTGCAGCAGCTGTCTGACGGGGAAGTGTTAGGTGATGACTTTGACGTTGAACAAGAACTGGAGGCTACAGCAAATGCGGGAATGGACCTACAACCTGCTGGACAGGGTGACCGATTGGCTAGTGGATCTGATGATAATGATGGAACCGAAGAGACCACGCCACCAAGAGCTTGATTATCACGTCAGCCTGCTGCCTGCTGAGATCTTGGCCATCATCCGCATTAGCTGGTATCGAGATGGCAAGCCTGATGCAGTTAACGAGGTCGTACTAATGGAAGACGGCCAAGAGGGCTATGACGCTTTCGCGCAGGTGGTAACTGATGCGCTGCAACATGGTGCCAACTTAAGCATCAGCTCTGGTTACAACGCAACAGACTTGGGTATCATGCAATGACAGTACCGGCCAAGCTATACCGTAATGCGATTGACCTTAATCGCTACAGCAATAGCGTGGCGCGGCGCATTATCAATGCCTACAACGACATCATCGTTGATGCCACCAACCAACTGCGCACTATTGATGAGCTAGCCGCACCGGTCAAAGCAGCCAGGCTGCGGGCGATCTTGGCGCAACTCAAGGACTCGCTTGCAACATGGGCTGGTGATGCAACAGAGCTGACGGCAACAGAGCTGCAAGGCTTGGCTGAGTTGCAGTCTGAATTTGTTACCGAGCAGCTATCGCGTGCATTGCCAGCTGGTGCGCGGACTGCAGTCAATACCGTTGAAATCAGCCCGCAATTTGCGCAGTCGGTAGTAACAACTGATCCAACGCAGCTCAATGTGGTTGCCTTATCAGATGACCTATTTGCAGCAGTGCAGGGCGCACCACAAACATTCAGCCTTACCGCTGCGCAGGGTGCCACCATCACGTTGCCCAATGGCGAGGTAATTAGCAAAGCATTCCGCGGCATCGCTGTTGATCAAGCTGAACGCTTTTCGCAGGTGGTGCGGCAGGGCTTGCTAACTGGTGAGACCACACCAGATATTGCCAAGCGGTTGATTGGCAGCCTGCAGTTTGGCGAGCGGGCTAAGACCGTTGGCCAGTTAGTAGCAGCAGGCGGCCAAGCCACTGCCGTTGCCGATAACCAAGTCATAGCCCTTGTTCGCACCAGCATCAACCAAGTGGCCAATACCGCCAGCCAGCAGGTATACGAGGCCAATCAGGACATCACCAAAAAATACCGTTACATCGCCACGCTTGATACCCGCACCAGTGCCATTTGCCGCGCCTTAGATGGCCGTGAATTTGAGTACGGCAAGGGGCCGATGCCACCGCAGCACTTCAACTGCCGATCTACTACGGTGCCCATCATTGACTCGGACATCCTGCCGCCATCAACTACGGCAACCCGTGCCAGCCAAGACGGCCAGGTGCCTATCAATCAAAGTTACGGCGAATGGCTATCCAAGCAGCCACGTAACGTACAAGCCGAAGCGCTAGGCACGGAGCGCGTTGCATACTTCAACCGCCTTGCCGACAAGTACGGCCCAAAGGATGCCATTGCAAAGCTAGTGCGTGACGATGGCTCAGAGGTAACCTTAGAGCAGCTCCGCAAACGATATGGACCTGCCAAGCCTTAGGCATTTTCAGAATGGCCTGATCACTAGCGATCCGGTAGAAGCCTTGGTAGGCGAGGCATGGGTGTCAGCGGTGTTATGCCAGCGGGAAGACAGCAGCCAATACTGGGCAACGTCTGATATGGCTAAGCTGCCATCAGTAACCGAGTGGCGCAATGCCGTTGAAGAAGGGCAAGTCGCAGTCTGTGGTCTCAGCCAACATCAAAACCGAGATGAAAAAGGGCAAGCCGCAAAAGCAAGCCGTGGCAATCGCACTGTCAAAAGCCGGAAAAGCAAGGAAGCGTAAGTGATGGCTAAGAAACCTGGTCTTTACGCCAACATCGCCGCCAAGCGTGAGCGCATCGAGCGTGGCAGCGATGAACGCATGGCACGCAAGGGTGAAGCCGGCAGGCCAACTGCTGCTGCATTCAAGGCTGCTGCTAAGACGGCCAAAAAGCGCCCCAAGCGTAAAGGCGTAAAGTAGAAGCGCAATCTATCCCTGCGGGATACGCATGTCCGACGAAAACCAGACCCAGGAGCCTGCGGCAACTGGTGATACTGAAATGCTGCAACGTAGCGTTGAAGCACTTGAACGCAAGAATCAAGAGCTAATTGCTGAACTGCGGTCAGCCAAGAAAACACCGAAGCTGCCCGATGGAGTCAACATCGATGAGCTGCTCGACTTCAAGCGTAAAGCCGAACAAGCCGAACTTGAACAGCAAGGTAAATACTCCGAAGCAAGGCAAGCTTTGGAGCAACAGTTCCGTGAGGCGACGGCGCAGAAGGACCAGCGCATTACAGAACTTGAATCCCGCGTCCGCGAGCTGGAATTGGTCACGCCAGCCGTAACAGCATTGGCGGACATCGTGCACGATCCTGACCTTGTGCTTAAAACCAAGCTGAGCAGTGATCAGATTGAGCGCGACCCTGACGGCACGGTCGTCATCGTTGACGGCTACCAGCGCACGCCCGTCAGCGAATGGGCCAAGACATTGCCAGCTTGGATGCAAAAGCAACCCAAGCCTCAAGGTAGTGGCGCACCATCTAGCCGCAGCGGTAGCGACATGCCACTAGGCACTAAAAACCCGTTTGCGCCTGAGTCATTCAACCTGACCGAACAATCACGACTGTTTCGCACAGATCGTGAGATGTACAACCGATTAAAAGCTGCGGCAGGACGTTAATATATTTGCAACCGGCTGCGCTGGTGATCGGGCTGCGCCCACACCGTTAACATCAATCCCCTGAGGTTTCATCATGGCGACTCTTCGCTCTGATGTCATCATCCCCGAGATTTTCACGCCTTACGTCATTGAGCAAACCACCCTGCGTGATGCCTTCCTGGCATCCGGTGTGGTGCAGCCCATGGCTGAGCTGAACGCTACCGAGGGTGGTGACTACATCAACGTCCCCTTCTGGAAGGCCAACCTGTCCGGCGACTTTGAAGTGCTGTCTGACAGCACCTCGCTGACGCCTGGCAAAATCACCGCTGACAAACAAGTCGGCGTGATCCTGCACCGTGGCCGCGCCTTTGAGGCTCGTGACCTGGCTGCTCTTGCCGCTGGCGCTGACCCCATGGCTGCCATCGGCGCCAAGGTTGCCTCATATGTGGCCAACCAACGGCAGAAGGATCTGATCAAATGCCTCGAAGGCGTGTTTGGCGGTCTGACCTCCAACACCGGCGCTGCATTTGCTCCGCTGTCGTTTGACCTGAGCGGCATGACTGCCCTTGGTCCCCGTCAGGTGGCTAAGGCTCGTGCGCTGCTGGGTGACCAAGGCGACAAGCTGACTGCAGTTGCTATGCACTCTGCCGTCTACTACGACCTCGTTGAGCGCAAGGCCATCGATTATGTGACCAACACCGAAGCACGCGGTGGCGGCACTGTTGCTACCACTGGCATTGCTCCTGTGTTTGCAGGCAGCATTGCTGGTGCTTACGGCGGTGACAACTCTGTCCCAACGTACATGGGCCTCAGGGTAATTGTCAGTGACGACCTGGTGCCTACCAGCACCAACTACCCCGTCTATTTCTTCACCCAAGGCGCAATCGCTAGCGGTGAGCAAATGGCGATGCAGACCGAAACCGACCGTGACATCCTCGCCAAGAGCGATGCCATGTCCATCGACCTGCACTACTGCTACCACCCCGTGGGTGCTAAGTGGGCCGTTGGTACTACCAACCCCACTCAAGCGCAGCTTGCCACCATCGGCAACTGGACGAAGGTGTACGAGACCAAGAACCTGGGCATCGTACGTGGTACCGTAACTTCTAACTTCTGAGGTAACTAACCATGGCCCAACCTTCCCTGTTTGAAGTTAGCAATGAGCAATACCTCGTTGCTGATTTTTACATCGCTGGCACCGTAGCTGATGTCCAATTCTGGACAGCACCTGTTAAGTGCGAAGTGGTAGCAGTGCGTGAAATTCACGTTACTGCTGGCACCGATGGCAGCGCCGTCACCGGCACGATCCGCAGGTGCCAAGGCACTGAAGCGGCAACGGCTGGCGATGACCTGCTTAGCACGACCATCAACTTTAAAGGCGCTGCTCTCACTGAGCAGACTCCCGCCTTGACTGCCACCACTGCTGACCTCGTTCTTGAGGCTGGCAACCGGCTGTCGCTGGACGTTACTGGCACCACCACCGCCCTAGCTGGTGTAATCCTTACCGTTCTGCTAAAGCGCGATTGATGGCGATGCACGCCTTCCGGCGACTGCGTGAACAGGAGGCTGCCTCTTCGGAGGCGGCCTCTCTTTCTATGGCAGAGCCAATGCCTACACTAGATGTAACGGAGCCTGCAGATGGCGATCACGATCATCGCAACACCAAACGCGGCAGACGCAAACTCGTATCTGACGCTGGCTGATGCACAAGCCATCATTGATGGCATGGTGCTAGACGCTGATGCAACAGCATGGGCTGCCGCAACCACGGACAACAAAAACCGTGCGTTGTATTCCGCTGCGCAAAGGTTAGATCGTGAACGTTATCTTGGTGCTCGCGCTACTGATACCCAATCAATGCAGTGGCCGCGAACTGGTGTTCGCAAGCCAGACACCTACATCAATACCTACGCGGTTGGCTTTCCGTTTCGCATTACCACCGACTACTTTGACGATACGGAAATCCCCGATCAGATCAAACGCGCGCAGGTGGTGCTGGCCGTTTACCTTAACAACAACCCAGACGCCCTTGGCCTTAGCGGGTTGGAAGACTACAAGAACGTAAAAATCGGCAGCCTTGACGTAACGCCTAATCTTGGCTACGGCGCTGTTGGCGCGGACAAGGTGCCGCCAATCATGGAGCGTTACCTTACCGGCCTTAGAATCAGTGGACCAGGCAACATCGCCATCCGCCGGAGCTGATCATGAGCGACTCCAACGTCTTAGGCATTGATTATTCCAAAGGCGCAACTTTTGTTGACGCCGCAACAACAGTGACTGGCCGCTGGTGCGCGATTACTTTTCTTGGCAGCGCATCAATCACTGAAATCATTAGCACCAACTATGACGGGGCATCATTGGCCGGTCATACTCCTACTGCTGGCGTAACAATTTATGGTGTTTTCACCAGCATTAACCTGTCGTCTGGCCACTGCGTCGCCTACAAGCTCTGATGTCTTTAGCCAATCCGCTACGGAAGGTCGCTAGCAAGCTGATGGCCAAGTTTGGCGGTGTGGTAACAATTCGCCGTGTCACGCTAGGCGCGTACAACACAACTACTGGCGCCGCTGCTGAAACTACCACTGATACCGCAGTGCGTGGCGCACTGGAAGATGTCAACGTGCGTGAGGTCAATGACCTCATCCAAGCTGGTGACAAGCGACTAATCGTTGCCGCTGCTGATATTACAAATGCACCGACAACAGCTGATCGCGTGTTGATTGCAGCGGTTGCGCATCAGGTGATTCAGGTGCGCACCATTGAGCAGGACAACACAGCTATCACCTACGAGCTAATCTTGAGGGTCTAATGGCACGTACCATCCGCGTTGGCGATATTGGCGATTACGCCAGCCAACAGATGGAGAAGTTGCTACGTGCCTCAGTGTTAGAAACTGACAGCCTGCTAAAGCACGCCAGCCCAGTTGATACCGGACGCTTTCGTGCTAGCTGGCAGGTGGGTGAAAATGCGACCTCTCCACCACCGGATTATTCGGGCAACGAGGATGGGCCAAATGCAAACATCCCGCCAATAGTAAAAATAAATTATCAAAATGAGCGGATGGGCAACGTCTATTCAGTCCACAACAACCTGCCATATGCCGAGTCGCTGGCCAATGGCAGTAGCAAGCAAGCGCCTGCAGGCTGGATCCAAGGTATCGCCAAGGATGTACAGGGCCGCGTCAGAATTGCAGCAGACAGGATCGGCAGGGAATCATGAGCAGCACGATTAACGATGTTCGCGCTGCCATTGAAGGCCGCATTGCCACGCAGATGGCCATTGCACCGGCATATCCGGTCAGTTATCAAAACGTGCCCTACACTCCACCCAACAATGCACCGTGGTTGCAAGCATTCATTCGCTTTGGCGACAATGCCTATGCCACGCTCCTGCCGACGGGCAGCGCTGGCTTTAACAGGCACAATGGCACCTTAGTCGTAAACATCTTCACACCCATTGGTGTTGGCGCTGCTGCTAACTTCACCATTGCCGAGCGCGTTAAGGATTTGTTTGATCGCGCTAAGTTCAGCAGCATTATTTTTGATCCAGTGTCAGGGCCGGCGCAGGTGACGCCTGCAGCTCCACAGCCGTACTATCAAACGCAGTTAACCGCAACGTTTGAAGCCTATTTAGACTGAGCGCAGCCACTACCGTTCACAACATGGCTGTTACTGTTTTGTCCGGTACGTCCGGCGCCCTCTACTACAAACCCGCCGGCACCAACGGCAACTTTCCAGAGTCTGGCGTCAATGCCAGCACTGATGTCATCACCGTTCAGCCGTATCTAAACTTCAAGGCTGGCGACCCGGTGAAATTCCGCGTCATCAATAGCCAGACCGGCGAGGCCGGCTCCGGTACATTGCCCGCTCCAATCTCGGCAGCCACTACCTACTACGTGCTCAGCTACACGGCTGCCAGTGGTGCGCTGACCGTCTCTACCGCTGCTGGCGGCACCATCCTGCCCATTACCGATGATGGCACGGCTGTAGCACCCAACGAGTTTGAGGTGTACTACGCCGACTTCGCTGCTGTCGGACAGGTACAGTCCTGGTCTTTTGAGATTTCGCGCTCAGAGATCGACGTAACAACCATCGGT